GTTCTAAATCTTGACCTTCAGGTGTTTTAATTGGAACTGTTAATGAATATGGGAAAGCCATAACTTCTACCCATTCTCCAGCAACTACATCTCTATTGTGTTGTAAACGAATACGACGGTCATTACTTTTTACATAATCCCAAACTGCTTTTTGTAATTCATCTGAATCTGTCCACTCTCCATGAGCATCTTCCATATCAGGGATATACATTGCGCCAAGTGTGTAACGCTTCTCCCCTTCGGCTTTCTGTAAATCAAACTTACCTAAAGACTTTGTAGCATCTTCGGTAAACACATCAGGAAAAATTTGACGGGCTACATCCTCGGTAACTTCTTGGAATTCTCCCTCGCCTTGAGTTAGATAGCCGACAACATCGCTATCAGGGTTATCCACCCAAGCCTTGCTTCGAATGTCCCATCTGTCCTCAGTAATGGTCGTCTCGCCTACCTCAAAACGATAAATGTTTATCGCTTCGTTGTTTGCGCCTAATTTTGCGAAATACCGCATACGGCTATACCTCCTCTCGTTATTCTCCACATTATATCAACCCCCGTTGATTTTACCAAACCTGCTTGTTGAGCGGTCTCAAAAGTCTGTGTCACTAGCGTTCCAATGGTCAATAGTTTGCCCATATTGGCTGGTCTAGGGATTGCTCGAGCCTTTTCAACCATTCCATCCCATAAAGATTTACGCTCTGTGTTGTCTTTGGATACACGGTATTTCTCATAAGAATCATGTAAATCTACTTCTTTAATTTTGTGAGATGACGGTGTGTGTAGTTGTAGTTCAACTTTAACTCCCTCTTTACTAATTTTAATGTTAGTGCCGTCATAAGGGTCACCTGCTTGCCAAAAGTTTTTAACTGAATCAACTTTCCAACCAGTTTGCTCAACAGCCTTAACTGTTTTTTCTACACCATCCGTGTAATTATTTTCATCAACATTAAGTGTATAGCGAACAGCATCAGAAATTGAGTTAGCCGCTTTCTCTCTATCTCCGCCGTGGTCTTTCTCGGCATCTTGGTCAATCTTGCGAGCAAGAGAATCTGTGGACTTTAATCTTTGTACAAGAGAATTTTTGCCATTTAATTCAGCAAAATCAGCATCGATACTTTTAGCAATACCCTCCATCAAAGAGGTGACTACTGGCTCAACTGCTTCAGCGTCTCTTCTGATTCGTTCGGCTTGTTTAACTGCTTCAGGGCTTCGCTCTGAGGATGCAGGTTTATCTGAAGCCATAGCGGGGCGACCAGTCGAACCCTTATCTTCTCCACCACCAGTTCCAGTAGACCAACTTCCATGACTTGATTGGTCATGGTCTCCGTGCTTTTCCATTGCGTTTTCATATCTATCCACCATCGATTCTGCCCAAGCGAATCCAGCGTCTCCGCCCCAAGCGTCCCATGACACTCGACCAGCGCTAGGGAATCCTTTTTCACCACGATTAAATCCAAGGGCTTGTCCATCAACTTTGTGTCGAGAAAGAAAAGATTTCATACGCTTTAAGGTTTGGATAGAAACACTTTCACCACGGGCTAATTGACCCGCTCTAGTTCTACCGACTGAAGTAAATCCATCACCAGCAAAACCTTTATCAATCCATTCAATTGCTCGTTGCGCCGCATCTCTTACTGATTGAGGAGGCGTAAAACTATCCTCGGCTTTTTCAACTGATTCAATTCGCATTTGATAGCCATTGACTGTAAAGAAAGTTTTGATGTTACCCACGGTGTCGCCCGTGGCTTTAATGACATCTAGGACTGTCTCGGCTGGCAATCCAGCCATTGTCGTTAGGTCTACATCATCGATTGAATCAATAAGAATTTCGTATCTATCCCAGTCATCCTTTGGGCGTTCCATCTTGCGTCTAGCCATCTCGTTAAGAACAGTATGGTGAACCTCGATTTCAGCCGAGGTTGGAGACGCTGATTTATGGACATTCGTGTGGAGCGCGAGTAGTTCCTCAACGCTTAGATGAATTAGTTTGGGTGCAATATCCGCCATGTTCTAAGAGTAGCGGATGGTATTACTACTCGGGTTTATTTCCTTGAAGTATGGTTGAAATTTCATCCATAATCTTTAATTCGTCCTCGTTAGATGCACCAGTATCAGAGGTGAACTCAACCTTTTCGGACCATTTGGAATAAGCCTCTTGGATAGCCTTTTGTGTCTCTCGTCTGCTCATAACCTAATTATACCCTAGTTTAGTTCTTTTTTGTAGGTGCTGGTTTTTCACGGGCTGTTCCGTCATAAATTAAGCCATCTCCATCAAGGTCAATAGGTCCTCGAAGAAGTTTTTGACCTTCAGCAGTCAATGACTTTGTATATTTCATTCTTAAGTCATACATCAATTCTTTTCCAGCCCAAGTTCCAGTCGCCTCTGCTTTTTCTTTTGAATATCCTATGTTTGCAAAATGAGCGGGTAGTGGAAAATCATCTTCTTTCAAATCTTTGACTGAGCCAAAAGCAGGATATTTATATCCACTTTCATCCTCAAAATAAGGAGAATAATCATTTGTTGCTCTTGACATTAAAGTATCAAACTCGGCTCTTTCAGGGGAGCCTTCAGCAAACCAACCACTATCGTCATCAACCATAGAGGCAACTTTTTGAGAGATGTTATCTAAGTTTTCTTGCACTCTGTCAGGCTTCCAGTCGTAACCTGCTCTTGCCCAATGGCGAGCGCCATCCCATGCAGTTCCAACTTCGATATAGCCAAAGCCTTTAGCGGTATACCAAGCCTCTGATTGTTCAATAAATGCTTTGCCAAAACCTGTACCTATATGGTCCTCGTCTAAGCGCAAGACTGAGTGTTCAACATTCCAAACTCCATCTTTTTGAAAAAATCGGCGTTCAAATTCTCCAGCCAAATTTCCTTCTTGGTTGATAACATCTCCTCTAATGTAAATGTTGTAGCCGTCGGCACTAACATCATTAACATTCGCACTAAGAGTTATTTCTTCTCCGTTGATACTTGTTCCAGTATGGCTCACACCAAAAACATCCTGCAATGCGTACATCGCTGATTCGGTGTCGGGAACATCTCCATCGCTTGCTTGAAGGTATTCGTCTAGGGTTTCACTATTAGACTCTACATAGGTAGCAACCATTTCATTTTGTACATTTTCATAGATAGTTGTTTTTTCTTGTTCTGTGTATTCGTGATTAGGAAATTCTTCTTGAAGGTTTTTTAGACGATATGCAACTAATTCATCAATACCTGAAGTCGCATCCGCATAAAGGTCAGAATCGTTTTCTACGACAAGAGTTTTATCTTCGTCGGTATATTCTTTTTTGCCTTTTAATAAAGTATTTAATTCATCGATTGATGGACCAACTTTATCCATTGCTTCAATACGAGATATTTCATCAGCCGTATAGCCTCTAGCCCAGTTACCGTGTTCGGACTGGTCATGCTCACCGTGTTTTAGTACGGGTTTCAAACCATAATCAAAGTAAATTACTTTGAGGGTTTTGCTAACTTTGCCCAAATCTCTTTGGCGTAAGCGTCTATCTGCTCGTCCGTCATGTTCGACATATCGGGCAGTTGTACCGCTTCGAGTTTTTTTGATGCCACCTGTTCCTCCTGTTTCTATTTCTTTTAAGTTTGCTACATCCCATATTGAGATTTGGTCGCGTTCACGACCCCGAGAGATAGCCTCTCCCTCGTCCTTAATGTTTTCTGATACATCAAGGTAGACCTGTCCATCATCCGTATTGTGCCATAACCCTAGGTAGTTATTCGAATTATTGAACTCAGATTTATGCTGTTTCATGTAGGAGGAAAGAATCTCAGCGCCTTTAGCCTCATTAAAAAAGTCATCAGCCTTGACTATCGCCGCGAACTTCTTGCCCTTAGCCACCATAAAGCCGTCTTTAGGGCTGGAGCCGTCCTTCATATCAACGGTTAGCCCTCCATTGGCTTTGACGCTCTCAAGGGTCGAGCGGACTATCTCAGGGGCTACCTGAAGCCCTTGCGCCCATGAGCCATGAGAACTTTGGTCGTGGTCTCCGTGCTTGGCTATAACCAATTCTATATTTTCTAATTTTAATCTAAATTTATTATCTATCATTAGTTTTTTCTTTCTAATAAATAGTTTCCATCTTTATCTTTTCCCACAAACTTAAATTCTGTATTTCTTGGTAAAATTATTTCATTCTCAAAAGCATTTTTATTAGCCGCCGCTTCTTGATTGTAATTGACGGCAAGACCTTTGCCAAATTCCCCGTTGTATATGATGGCAACAACATCATCTGTTTTCTTGTCGATATTTCCAAGATTTTCTCGTAATTTTGAATCTGTTCTCAAATCGACTGATGTTGTACTCACAAATCCTTTTTCAGAAAAACTATCTCCCTCTTTCAAATTTCTTAAGGTATCAACTGATACTACTCGAAAAACAAGTTTATCTTTCAAAACTTGAGGCGCCTCATCTATTGCTAAATCTAATGCCTCGGTAGTTTTTTCAATAAGTTTTTCTACTGTTTTAACCGCTAAGTCTGCGTCATCTCCCCTAGCATCATCTGTATCAATTTCAGCGGCATCAATTAAAACACCTGGGATTCTATCTAAGAATTCATCTTTCTCAGACATAATTAACTCATAAGTATCTCCACTTCTTTGATACTCGTTAATAAGTTTATATCCGTTATGAGTATAGGAATAAAGAGCAGATTGAGAAGATTCTTCGCTGAATGTAAATCCTTCATGCGCTCTTTCTAATTCCGAAGCGGAAACTCCCGATGCGCCACCCGTAGCCCATGAGCCGTGGCTTGACTGGTCGTGGTCTCCGTGTTTTTTTACATCTTTGGCTCGGGTTATCTCAACATCCTCAAGCGTGGTTATGAATCTACTCATTTGTCCATCCTTTGAAAAACTCCTACTTTCATTGGGTCGCCACTCCCAACACTAACAGTTTTATATCCCATAAATTTCAAAGATGTATTTCTTGGTAATAAAATTTCTCTTTCGTTGTTAGCGGCGGAAACATTGTCAAACAAATCTACAACAGCATTTTTTAGATAATCAACTGCTAGACCTTTGCCTTTTTTAGATTCACTTGGCAAAAGAATTGATGGTGTGTCATCTGTGGTTCTAATCATTTGTAAATTTTGCAATACTTCTAAGCCTTCTTGCCTAGTTATATCAACTCTAGTTGTAGACATAAAGCCTTTATCTGTCAATACATCTCCTACTTCAAGAGTATCTGTAATACTTTTATCAAACACTCGGTATAAATTTTTGTCTCCAAAAAATTCAGGCGCTTCTTCTATGAGTTTATCCAAATCGCCAACTCTATATTCTTGCATTTGACGGTATTGTTTGGCATCAATCGAATCGTTTTCATCAGGCTCTCTATTAAATCTTCGTAAATATCCATTTATTTCTGCATAACCATCTGCTGTGTAAGTGTTCAAACTTCTTATTTCTTCACGGGAGATTCCAACAGGGTCTTTACTTCCATCAGTTTTAATCCCGTAAGTATCAAAGTAAGTGTTTTGTGCTTTTTCGCCATCGTAGATTTCATTAAAGTTACCTGAAGCCCAACTACCGTGCGTTGATTGGTCGTGGTCGCCGTGTTTTACAACACTACTCCAGCCTTTTGCATCGTCTGACAAAGAATAAGAATGGCTGATTTTCATATTATCAGGAGCATAGGTTCTAGCCATATTTAACATGGCGGTAGCAATACCTTGGCGTTGATATTGTTCATCAACATAAACACCATCTATTATTGAACTTGTTCTACCTTCGGTAGCCAATGAACCGATTTGTTTTCTACCTTCTTTACCGCTTCTTAATGTTTTTGGCTCGTAGGCTCTAACTTCAATTATGTTATTTCCTTCAGGTGTTTTAATGTTTTCTTGCCACAACAAATAAGTTTTATCATCTTTCGTTTTATATTTTGCTTCTATTTTTTGATAGAGGTTTTTATCTTCCTCATCGTATTTGTCTCTCTCGTAATCACCTGTTTTAATATCAGTAATCCGTTCGTGAATTTCTTTTTCTTTTTCAGAACCTTGGGTTGCCCAAGCGCCGTGGTCAGTTTGGTCATGGTCACCATGTTTAAGGACTGGCTTATATCCAAGAGGAAATGCGATTGTGATACTCATGAGCGTCTCTCAGGTGGAATGATTACCATGGTGCAACGACAATTAGGGTGAACTCTGCCTGGAGTTTCATCTCCGCTAGAAAATGCTCCGTCCCAAGGAACTATCTCGCCATCTAATTCTAAACATATTTCGCAGGTGCGTTCATCTTGAGCAATAATCCACATCTTTTGTGATTCAACATCTACATAACCTTCTTTAGCCGCTTGGTTCCATCCCTCTTGGCGTCCTTCGTTTTGAGCAATCTGAATCTCTGTTCGAGCAATCATGGTGGCTCTCTTGCTCTTAAGAGAATCTGAATAACGGGTAGAGCGTTCGATTGCTTTAGCGCGAGCGGCTTCTTCTTTTATTCCGCTTTTAACTAATCGGGCATACTCTTTTTTCTCAAAGTTAGTTACTGCATCAGCGAATCTTGGATGTAGCCCTACAACACTTTTAATTCTTCGGGCTGTTGCTCTGTAATCTAAGCCCTCATTGAAAGCATCGATGATTGCTTTGCGAACTGACAGACGAGTTAGTGCATCAATCGAGGTTACAAGTTCTCCAGCACGGCGTTGAGCAAAGGCTAAAGAGTTTGGGTTTGTTTTATTAAAGGACATAGTGAATTCAACTTTAGGTGGTTTTGGTTGCGCCCATATAGGAATTTTTGTGAACTCAAGGTTAGCCAATGCTGGTCTATTTTCTATCTTTACTTTAGAAGGTGAGAAGGCAGGGAGGGCTAATTTAGGAGCAATCTTTTGAATTTGTTTAATGGCATCCTTGCCACCAATATCAATTGAATTTAGAAGTGAATCTCTAATGCTCTTTTGATTAGCAATAGTTATGGTTGATAATAAACGCTCTAAGGTTTCAGGGTTCATGTTACGAAGCAGGGACTCAAGTTGTCTCATCGAGATTTTATCTGTGGCTCGCTGAATTGATTGATACAAAGTACGAGCAAGTTCTTGTTCTTGAGGTGTTAGTGGAACTCTTTTGTTACGCGCCTTTTCAAAGGGATGTACAAAATGTAGTGCCATCTCTAACCAACTTCAGGGGGTTGCGGAGCCTCCGTAGTTGGAGCAGGTGGTAATTCTTCTTCACCTGATGTTGCTGGTTCTTCAGGCATGGGAGGCATCCCTGCCGCTTCAGGCATAGGTGGCATACCAAAATTCTGTCCATCATGTTCGGCAGGTGGTAATCCAGCGAGGTCGCGTAGATACTCTTCCAACTTAGGGTCAGGAACTATTGCACCTGTTTGTACCAAGTTGCCAACAAATCCAGCAATCTCATTCAAATCAACATGGCTTACTTCACCATAAGTTAGATAAGGAGCGCGAGCAACATCCATGCCATTTAGTTTTAATAAACGAGGAATAGCATGTTGGTTAATTACTTCAGCAATACTTTTAGCAATTGCATCAACTGACATCGACCACAAATCCATCTTGGAAGTTCCAAGGGCGTAGGAACCAACTCGGTCAGAGCCAAGGAGAATAAAGTCAGAAAGGATTGACATTGCAATTCTTTGGTCATAGCGCTGGATAACTTTGTCTGTATCAAACTGACGAGAACCGCCTGAAGATAAAAGAACTAAATCAAATACTTTGTGTCCTTGGTCGTCATACATCGAGGGCATAATGATTCCCTCTTGCTCATTACGCTTAATAGAAGTAACGATGCTTTGGATTGATGCAAGAACTGAGGCTTGCTCGGCTGTTGCTGATGATGAAAGGAACTCAGGTGGTACATAAGCAACTGGTAGACCTGCTAAGTCACGCTCAATACCGATTGCTTCAATCTCTTCAATACGACGCTTGAAGTACCAAGAGCGATAAGCGTTACGAAGAATAGAACGACCTTCAGGGTTATTCTTTTGTGTATGGGTACGGAATAACAAAGCCTTCTCAATTGGAATTGTATGGATACCACCCGCTGATGGGTCTACTTGAACCATGGCTTGAATACCGCCATCGTCATCCATTTCCCAACGGAATAAAGTTTCTTGGGCGCGAATAGGCATTTTGCGCCAACCAATACGACCATCATTATATTTAGATTTACGCTGTGGGTTTTTGCTATCGCCTTCACGGATTTTGTAAACAATCTCATGATATGAAAAACCAAAGACAAGCATTGAAAGTATTTGAGATAAAGCAGAGTCCCAAGACTCGCTCATATCATGTATACAAGATTCTACGAATACTGCTACTTCTTTATCTTGCTTAGAAATATCTCCGTCTTGAGAATCATCTGAGAAAGGGTCTACACGCCATTCAAGACGAGTAATAACTTTTTCTATTGCATACAACATTGAGCCGATGGTCGGGTCGTTGTCCGCCATCTCTCGATAGATTCTTGCTCCGCGTTGTCCACGCAGATTAACTAAAAATTCTTCAAAGACCGTTCCACCTGAACGGCGTAAACCAGTAGAACCTAACTCTTGTAAATCGGGCGTTATTTTCTCAGCCATTTAACCCTCTACTCTTTGGTTGCTAATCCTACGACAATTGCGATTGCCTGTTGCTCATTGAATCCCGCATTTATCAACTCCGAAAATACTTCGTGAGTTTGAATTGCGAAAGCCCGTAAAACAGACACGACAGCCTCACGATTGGGTGAAAGGTTATCGTACACCTGTCGATTATACCGTTAAGCGGATTTAGCCTTTTTATTCTCCGTCTGAAACAAGTTCAAAAGAGTTAATTCTTTTGTTAGTTATTCCTAGAGCAGATTTCAAAGCCAAATCTCTGTCGCCAACTTGAGCAAAGAGACGATTTTCTAATTCGCCACCAATTGCATCAAAGCGTCGGAAGTAGATGTTGTAAGGCAAAGCATCCCGTTGGATGTTTAACTCAATCTCAACATACTCTTTTAGAGCAATTTCTTGAGATACAAATGGTTTACCATTCGAATCAACAACAACTTTTGAACCTGCTAATTCCTTTGTGAAGAAATCAGTCCAAGCCATTTACAACCCCTTTCGAGAGTTTTTCAACCCCGATTATACTACATAAGGGTTAGAAAGGTGCAATGTCAGATATTGGCATACTCCAAGCATCTGAAGGCGTCTTAGGTGTATCTGTGCGAGTGGTTGTACTTACTTGAGCAACTGTATGGCGCTTCATGTCAATGCCTAAGTTCCAAGCGGTAACTACAATCTTTGAGCGTTTAGCCCCTGTTACTTTGTCATCCCAGTTTTCTTGAACTGCGGTGCCTACAACAATTACTGACATTCCCTTGCCTAAAGAGTCTGCACAATTTTCAGCAGTCTTGCCCCATGCTTTTACATCCCAAAAAGTTGTATCTACATTGTCCCAAGTTCCGTCAGGTTTCTTACTGGACTTAGATGTAACAACTGTAAAGATTGCTAAGGCTTTACCGTTGGGAGTAAATTTTAATTCAGGGTCATTAACTATATTTCCTGTAATTGTTATTGGTGCGCTCATGCTGTGTGCCTTTCGTTAGTTATTGGTTTGGCGATTATGTTTAGTTTTTTTCTTATGTTGTCGCGTTCATTTAGTGATGTTCCACCCCAAATACCCGTTACTTTGTAATGTAGCGCATAGGTCAGACATTCTGTTTTTAATACGCACCCGTTACAAATCTTTTTTGCTGTTCGGTTTTCATCTGTAATTCCTGAACCTTCAGGGAAGAAGAACTCCGTCGGTACCCCCAAGCAACTCGCTCCCTGAAACTTCCAAGGCATCATAATTTTCTGCAATGTTTTCCTCTCCAACAATTAGGCGGTACGGGGAAGAGGCATCTAACTTAGCCAAAATTCTGCCATTACGCCATACTTTGCCAGCAACAACTCCATCATAAAAATTAACTTTAGGCTTTACTAGAGAGTCACACTCTTGCCAAAAAATACATCGAGAACAATAGTTAAGCGCTGGTTGTACTAAATCTAAATTGTATTGGTCAAAAAGCCATGGGTCAGCATCACGGCACGGCGCTTTAGAAGTGAATGAACCCATGTTGTAATTTTAGCGCTTGGCTTCATCATCGTTATTTATCTCGGGAGTCTTGCGTGTCGCCCACTCACCATAGCGTTCTGTAATCAATTTATTTAATAATTCAATTCTTTGTTTTTCATCAAGTGGTCTATTTGTCTCTGAGTCCGACATCATCGTCACCTTCCCAATTTTTTAATCCGTGGTGAACTAAACCAAGATGTCGCCAATCAGGATTTTGGTCATCGGCAAGTGTAAGCGTCCAGTAATCCTTATCGCCTTCGCCCATCCATTCAGATACAAGAACCCATCCTGTACAGATTGCTGGTTCAACAAAAGCGATGCGCCCGATTTCGGCGAGCGCATCGTCTATTGCTGAAGGTCTTTTCTGTTCATTACTTCCCATTTAGGAAGGCTAATACCAAAAGTTAGAACTCCAAAAGCGCCACGCCGAACAGGGATTTTTATATCTGTGTTCAATATAAATGAATCCACGACTTACTTGTTCCTCAACTGTTAAGTCAGGGTCAAGTCCAAGTATCTGTGGAATTCCGCCAGCATGAAGTTTTTCTCCATCTTGATATACGACAGTTTTATTGTAGGCATCAGGACGCCAATTTGATTCTTTGGTCCAAAGCGATAGCAAACATTCCCATTGAGCGGGTGTATCCCAACCCATTGTGCTTAATTGTTTTTGGGCATAAGCCATTGATGCTTCGGGATTGCGTTCAACCAGTATTGGTTTCACAACCACCTCAGACGCTTTTGCTTGAGGGTCAGGTGGGATGTGGAATGGATTTAGAAGTATGAATCCAAGAATAAAAAGTGCGACTGGAATTGGTTTCGTAATAACTTTTTCATAGAATCGCATATTCCTCCGTTGTTAGGGGTGAACATTTTTCGTTACTGGTTGTAACGCTTCTATGTTGTCAGTATTGGACTGACCTCACTTTGGCTAGTAGGTGTTTTGCGAACCTTGTTAAAGGGTACATCATCAAGATGAATGAGTGTCAAGGATGGGCGCTCGGTGGCGGAGCGATGAAAGTTACGCTAGAGAGAGGACGGACGCGTAACAGGCGCTACTACGCCACCGAACTATTGGGTACCCGCGTAAATGATACCCCACACATAACCATGAAAGGAAAAAGGTGGTTATGTGGTTCATCCCGCCAATCTAAGAAGAGACCGACGGGATGAATTCCAGTTTTGTTACTTAGTCAAGGCGACTGCCAGCGCTCGCTTCGATTCCGTATTTTCCAAGAACCTGAGCGAAGGCTTGAGCAAAAGCATATTTACGGTCTACGCTCTGTCCGAATTCACGAACCCAAATCTCGTATCCACCGTAATAACCCTTGCTACCGATGCCTTGAGCCTTTAACCAATTCACAAACGCACCTCGCGCTGGTGAAATGTTTACCCAAGCAAATCCGCAAAGACCGTCAAGGATGTAAGTTTTTTTACTAAAATCAATATCACTACCAAGTGCAGTAGTTGGTGAACCAACTACAAACTTTGGAGTGTCTGCATCTTTGCCAGCCAAAAGACCAGCCTCGTATGCTTCAACATAAATGCGCTTACATTGAGTTTTTGTAAGAGCCTTTTTCTTCTCGATGACTGAAGTTGTCATTTAATGTCCTCCTCTCGGACAATTCAAAGTATATCCTACTGGGGTTTGGAAATCAAACTAAAGCGAGCCATCTTTCGAGCGCGTCGCTTATCAGCCTCTTCAGCGAGGGTTTTATCCAACTGCGCCCTACGAATAGCCCTTAATGAGCCTTCAGAGACCCGTAGAGGCTTATTACCCCTTAGCCATGATAGAAGTATCATCAGAACCACCTGCCAGTCTCTATTGACCCTACAATGCCGAAAATCAACAGGATTCCACCTAGGAAAACCATTGCCTCAAGATTCTCTGCCCAACTGCGTCCCTTGGGACTCAATCGGATTCCCTTCTTGAGCAATCGACCTTCTATGTAACCGATTTCATCATTGATAGTTTTCATGCTGTCCTCTCTTTGATTGTTCGAACTATTCCGTACTGCTCCATTGAAGCATCAGCCTCGCACCTAAAGCAATAGGTTTTTCCTTTAACTACTGTCAGTCTTAACTCGCTACCGCAAGTAAAGCATTTCATTTTTTCTCCTCCCATATAACCTCGGATTCACCGCGACTTAAAAGAACTGCCACGATGTCAGACTTAGGAATCTTCCTCTCCAAGATGATTCCTTTCTTGCCAAAACGATTGGCAAAAAACTTTGCTTTGGATTTATCTAGTGTCCAAGACAATCCATCTTCGTTCAAACCTTTTTGGCATCCGCGATAGATACTTACCTCATCGGCAAGCGAGCGCAAAATGTTGTCCTCTTCTTCGCCCATCATGTAATGGCGATTAGAGCGCTTTGAGCCAAGCAACTTCTTCCACTCCTTGATGTATGCGTGTTGGTTTTCTGTATCTACCCAAATATCACTAAGAAGTTTCCAGTAATCGGTATCGCTTAACTTGTCAGCAATCTTGATGAAAGCCTCGACGCGGTAAGGACGCTCGAATAACCAAACAAATTGTTTGTAGTTCTTTTTTTCTAGTGCTTGCTCAACTGCTGTTTTTTTCTGCTGGTAATAAGCATTAGCACTCCCGTTAGAAAAGAATGGAACTTGATAAACAAGTGGGTGGCGCAACATTGCCCAACCAGCGTCGCTGGTTTCTAGGTATGGAACTAGGTCAGCGTTAAGTGGCTCGCTGTACTCAGCAAGCATCTTCGCTACTAAATCATTTACTTGATTCATTGGTTCCCCCTCTTCTTGTACTTATTTTCCAGTATTTTCAACTGCTGGTCAAATGAAACGCCGTGCTTCTCTGCAAGATTTTGGCAGATTATGTCTGCTATCTCTTTGTTCCGAGCAATCTTTTGCTCTTGCTCAATGATTGATTCAGCGCTGTGTGCTGTTCCGTCGTAGTAGTGAGTTGTAACTTTTTCCTTGATTCTCCATTGCAACTCAAACCATTTTGAAACCGCAGAACGCTCTGTGTTAATTGAGTGTGTGTACTTACCCTCTTTGAAGTAAAGGAACTCACCGCTCTTTGTTGGAGCGTTTGCTCTTTCCTTGGCTAACTTTGCCTCACGCTTTGCATCTCTCTCTGCCTTGGCTTGAGCCTTAGCAATCTTGTCGGCTGTAACAATTCTTGAAGGACGATTTAAGACCTCGGCTGGAGCGCTTGGGTAACAGATTGTGCAAGCATCCTGACCAGCATCTTCAACGATTGTGTTCTCATCGTCATTGCTGTACTGAACTAACCAGTTGTAACGGGTTGTATCAAAACAAGTATTGCAATCCATGGAACTGTGAACATGTCCATTGCTGTTGATTACCAAGAACGCTCTTGTCCATGGGTCTTGCTTATAGATTGCATCTAATTTATTTATCTCTGCTTGAATCTTTGCCTTTTGCTCTTTTAACTCTGCAATCCTCTTTTGGATTTCTGCAACACGGCTTGGGTAATTCTTTGCATAAAACTCAATAGAATCTTCAGCATCTAAAATTTTGCTATTGACTAACCACCATTTGTCGTCCCAAGAAGATAACTCGGTATCAATCTTGACCGCGAACTCTTTTGTCACACTCATTGGAACTCCTCTCGTATTTACAACCCCAGTTTAGCATGGATTTAGGTATTGGTACAATAGGACTTCCCCCGTGTCCGCGTGACCCCTGTTCAAAGGGTCAAAATTGCGCTTGTTTCGTATTCTCGCCGTCTGCCTCCTAGTATTTTGGTGGACTCTTCTACCCGTAGATTCTGCCTCCGCCGATGAGGTTACGGTCAATCTTGATGCTCAAACTGCATTTGTCGATATTCCTGTCTCGGTAGATACCAGCACCGTTTATTCAATTACGACTCAAACAGGCGCCCGATTTGAGGTAGTAAATAATCAAACTGTTGAAAGATTGGCTTGGGTTGATTCTTGGATTGAACTTCGCCAAAACGATTTAGTATTAAGAGCCGACGATGACGGGAACCACAATGCCCAAACTAATTATTTTGCCTCTCGAATTACTGGAACTATCCCAGCGGGTACTTACATAATCCGTGCTACATCATACGATTATGTTGTTGCTCAACAAAGACCTGTTGGAACTTATACAGTTAATAGCAATTTAATTGTTGTTGAACCAACACCTAGTCCTTCCACGGCTCCAAGTAATCAACTAACGCCTCAGCCTCAACCAACGGAGAGTCCTTCACCAACACCGACGGAACAACCTGCCACTCCTTCTCCGACACCTCAACCAACATCGGAACCAACGCCCTCAAGTTCTCCAAGCCCTCAACCTTCGCCAATTCCGACTGCTCAACCTGAACCGACCCCGCAACCTTCGCCGTCCACAACTGAACCCACACCTTCGCCATCTGCTACCCCTTCCACCGAGCCGACTCCAACTGGAGAGACTCCCAATCCAAACCCGAATCCTCAACCTGTGCCAAATCCAAATCTTGAAGTGCCACCCTACTCCGACCCTGAGCCTTTGCCAATTGTTCCGCCCGTTGAAGAACCTGTAACTCGACCCGATGAAATCCTAACGGAAACTGACCTGATAAATCCCACACCTGAACAACCACCATTAGAAGTTATACCTGACCTAGTTGAAGAGCAACCCATACCGCAAGAAGAATTACCAACGATAGAAGAACCTTTTGAATCACAAACTACCTCCGAGATTATTGACGATGTTTTAACTGATGGACAGATTACACCCGCTGATGCTGAAGCGGTAGTTGATTCATTGATGTTGGATGGTGTAGTTACCGAGGCAGAAATGACTACCTTAATTGAAACTCTTTTAGAAGGTAGTGCTTTAACTGGAGCCGAAGAAGATTTAATCCTTGATGCTCTTTCAGCCGATGGTGAGATTACTCAAACTGAAGTAAACAATCTTTCCGAGACTCTTTCTAAAGATGGGCAATTTACTGAAGCAGAAAGAGAACTTGTTGCCGAGGCACTTATTGAATCCGCTGAAGGTCAAGCGGTAACTGTTGAGGCAATAGCCGAGGCTGGAATCACCTTACAAGATTTACCTCCTGCTCAACCTGTTGAAGTTCGACAAGATGAGAATGGCAATGAAGTTGTTATTACAGCCGAAGTTGCCGTTGCTTTAGAATTACTTACCTCGGCTGGAGATATTGTTTCAGCAATTTTTGAAAGCCCCGCACAATTACTTTTTGCTATCGGAAACCTTGGAGCAGACATGTCTCCTGAAGAACGCAAAGAAGCAAGTGAAACAATTATTGCCGCGACAATCGTTGGCAATATCGCTACGACTACAATGGCTACCGCAATCGGTAGTGTTGGATATAGGAGACAAAAATGAAAGACTTCTTAAATGACCTTATTGGTCAAATATGGACAATGCTTGGAATGTTTGTTGCTTGGATTCTTGTTGATGGTGTTGCTAAAAATATCGTGGGTTATTCAATCTTAATTACTTTTGGCGTTTGGGTTTTGACTTATCCTCTTCGTCGTCCAAAGGACTAGATAGATAATCTTGATTTTTGCTTAACGGATTAAAGGCATCGTTAATTTCTTCGATTGTTAGTTTTCCGTCATCAAGATATTCACGGGCTAATCTTTCTGCCACGGATGCAACTGCTAACAATCCAGCCATCGATAAGGCAATCCAAGTTTCAACTCCCATGATTGCTCCAGCACCTAGAGTGCCGAGAGCGCCGACAGTAAAGACCGCAACCATGCGACTTAA